ATCTGAAAAAAGCGGCTGAGGGAAACGAGGAACTGAAAAAACAGATCGAACAGCTTCAGGCGGAGAACAAAGCTGCTACTGAGAAGTACGAGGCCAAAATCAAGGACATGGCCGTAACCACGGCAATTAAACTGGCAGTCTCAGGCCAAGTACATGATCCGGATCTGGTTGCCACACTGCTTGACAAATCAAAAATCGAGATCGATGAGAATGGTGGCATCAAAACCGGGCTTGAAGACCAAATCAAAGCTTTGCGCGAAAGCAAGGCTTTTTTGTTTGTCGAAAAACAGGACAAAGGCCCGCAGTTTAAAGGCGTGAATCCGGCGGAAGGCCGGGATAGCGGAGGCGGTGGCATCAAAAATCCGTGGTCAAAAGAGCATTTCAATCTGACGGAGCAAGCCCGTATCCTTCGTGAGAATCCGGAGCTTGCGAAACAATTACAATCAATCGGAGGTTGATAAAATATGCCTACTGTAAAAATTTCTGACGTGATTGTTCCTGAAGTTTTTAACCCCTATGTGGTGCAGCGGACGATGGAGCTTTCGGCAATCTTTCAATCCGGAATCGCACAGCGTACGCCAGAGTTCGACCGGCTAGCGAGCGCAGCAGCACGGACTGTTCAGATGCCTTTCTGGGGTGATCTTTCCGGTGACGATGAGGTTCTGAGCGACAATAATGCGCTGACGCCCGTAAAAATCCAAGCTCAGAAGGATGAAGCTGTCATTCTTCGCCGTGGCCGTGCTTGGGGTGCGAATGATCTAGCGGCCAATCTCGCCGGTGACGATCCGATGCGCGCTATCGCTGATTTGGTTGCCGCGTACTGGGCCCGCCGGTACCAGTCCGCGTTGATCTCCACCCTAACTGGTGTTTTCGCTTCGCCCGGTATGGCGGAACTGGTGCATGATATTTCCGGCCAGACCGGTGATGCGTCTGTGATCAGCGCCAAGACGACAGTCGATGCCGCGCAGAAGCTCGGCGACGCTAAATCGCAGTTGACGGCCATCGTCATGCACAGCGCGACGGAGGCGTCGTTGGCGAAACAGGATTTAATCGAATACGTGAAGCCGTCTACGGGCTCCATCGAAGTTCCTACCTTCCTCGGCAAGCGGGTCATCGTCGATGACGGCGTTCCGTATGATTCCGATACCGGTGCTTACACGACGTATCTGTTTGGCCCGGGCGCCGTGGCTTATGGCGAAGGCAATCCGGTCGGCTTCGTTCCAACGGAAACTGACCGCGATTCGCTGGCTGGCGAAGATTACTTGATCAATCGCAGGACTTTCATTTTGCATCCGCGTGGAGTGCGGTTTACTTCGGGGAGCGTGGCTGGGGTGTCTCCGACCAACGCAGAGTTGGCCAGCGGAACGAACTGGAGTCGCGTGTACGAGCCGAAAGCGATTCGTGTCGTAAAATTTGTCCACAAGCTGTTATAATGAGGTGATCACATGGGACTTGCAGCATTTAACCGGCGCCGTCGCGAGACGGTGACGGCCCAGGAACAAGCTGAGAAGGTAATGCCGGAGACTCCGGAAACGCTAGACAGCCGTGGTGGGTCCGGCAAGCCGGAAAAGCCCAAACGCGCCAGAGGCGGCGGAGATCATGGCGGCGACTGAATCGAATGTCTCGACCATCGTCAAGCTTCGGCTCGGGCTGACCAATGAATGGGATGCGCTGGTCGATTCCTACGTGCAAGAGATCGGCCGGCGCATCTTGCATTACACGAATCTGTCCGAAATCCCTGCCGAGCTGGAGCATACTTGGGCGTCCATGACGATCGACGCGCTCCGGGTTGAGCAGCCACAGCTTCCCGGGATCGCGGAGACGAGTGGGACTGGGGAGGAAATCAGCATCGGTGATACGTCGTCAAGGCCCGCGCAGGGCTCAGGTTTGACAAATACGTCCAAATCCGCAATCGACGCCGTTGTGTTGAATTATCGGGTTGATTTGAGCAGGTACCGGAGAATGAGGTGGTGACGATGGACCTTACCCGCCACCGTCGGGCGATTGAGCGGATGTATACGGACAAGGTGACGGTGTACCGATATGTCCAGGTCAAGGATCCGGTAACGAAGGAAACCAAACTCGTCCCGCAGCTCGTCTACACTACCCATCCATGCCGCATATCACAGCGCGCGCTCGGCCAGAACAACCAAACCGAAGCGCAGAATGAGATTCGGTATGAGACGAAGTTGTTCATCGCCCCAGAACTGGACATCCGGCAGGGGGATTTGTTTGAAGTTGCCCGTGGCACTGTGACGCGCCGGTACACAGCTGGGGAGCCGTTCGTATACCCGACACACCAGGAAGTATCAATCCAGCGGAAGGAATGGGCTTGATGGCGCGAGATGGCTTTGATGCAACGCCTTTTGAGGAGCTTTTCAGGTGCGTTGAAGAAACGCTTGATCCTGCTAGCTTTGAAAAAATGGCGACTGGTTTTGTGACTGAGATGGCATACAGAGCAGAAAAGCGAATCAAGAAAAGGACCCCGGTTGATACTGGGCACTTAAGGCGCAGTTGGATGACAACGCCAGCCAAAAAAATTGGTGATTCTTACGTTGCGACCATCGCAAACAACGTAGAATATGCTGCCTACGTTGAGTTTGGGCATCGTGTTGGACGGAACGGAACGCGTTGGGTCGATGGTCGTTTCATGATGACAAAATCGATGGCAGAAATTGAGCAGGAACTCCCTGGACGTTTTGAAAGAAAGATGAAAGATTGGTTGAAACGCCTCGATTGAACGGTGGTGGTTCTTGTGGTTTTAAACGCTGTTGTGGAAGCCATTATCGGGGCCTTGGATGAGCGTTTCCCTAACATACCAGTCTATACCGATGAGATTATTCAAGGGCTCGAAGAGCCTACGTTTTGGGTTAAAGTTATTTATGACAATCGGATACGGACCATGTATGAAGGCCGCACCTACCATGTTCTTGCCGATATACACTATTTTGATCAGTCCGCTTCTAGTAGGAGAATTATGGCCGACGACATAGCACAAGCACTTGATAGATTACGTTTGCCGTGGGGAAGTGTTCGGGCAGATCGGGCACGGATCGAAGACGTTGATAAAGTACTTCACGTTTTTACCGATTATACAGTACGTGTTGTGCCAATTGTAGATGATCCGCGCATGCGCACGTTGACGGAGGTGACGACGCTTGACTAAGGCGAAAACAGAGGCGACGGAGCCAAAATTTGAAAAAGCGCAGATTTTATCTTTGTATGCCGGCGCAAAACGGGATATTCTGCACGCCGTCCTTGAAGAGGGCCGGTTTTACACTAGGCAGGAAACAGAAAAGTTGTTAGATAGCATCTTGAAAAAGGGGGTTAAATAATGGCGGGCGGGACTTGGCTTTTCCAGAACAAGGTGCGCCCGGGCGTCTACATTAACGTCAAAAGTCAACCGCGCCCCTTAGGCGTGCCGAGCGATCGCGGTATTGTCGCCCTTCCGCTCGTACTCTCGTGGGGCCCAGAAAAGACGATCGTGCGGTTCGACCGCGGCGATGATGCGAGAAAAGCGTTCGGGTACGATTTAGTTGGAAACGAGCTCTTGCTTTTGCGCGAGGCGCTTAAGCGCGCAAAAACGGCTCTTGTTTATCGCGCTAACACTGGCGTCAAGGCGAGCGCGACGATTGGGACTACGAATCCTTTAACAGTTACCGCGAAATACGGCGGAAAACGCGGAAACGATTTATCCGTGACCGTCCGGGCAAATGTCGAAGATACGACCAAGTTTGACGTCATTACCTACCTTGACGGTCGTGTTGTGGATACGCAAACTGTTTCGATCATCGAAGATTTAAATGCTAATGATTTTGTTACATTTTCTGGAAGTGGAACACCCGAAACCGCACTTGGTGTAAAGCTTTCTGGCGGCACAGATGGGGAAGCAACCGTTTCTGACTATGTAGATGCTTTTGACGCATTCGCAAAAGACTATTGGCACACGATGGCTCTTCCCGTTTCCGATACACAGCTGAAAGCGGCGGCGGTGTCGTATATCAAGCGTCTTAGGGAGGATGAAGGCGTAAAGGTGCAGGCGGTCCTTGCCGGGTATCCGCTGGCCGATTATGAAGGG